GCCCAAAGTTACGAGAGACCATCCAGATCAAGAAGTTCGACAAGACGGTGGAAGACGACCCGACAGCACCGGCGGAAGTGCTGGTGAGCGACAGGTTGTACGACCAAGACCGGACCTTGATTTCTTCTGACAACTTCACGCTGCCAGGATGGATCGGTGAGTGGAGCCTGCACAACGCGAAGATGCGCATCGTCGACGCGAGGCTCGGCTCGGTCGAGGCCACGCATCAGCGAGACAAGGTCGCCATCATCGGTTGCCAGCGCGAGTACATACCAACCAGCGTCATGAACGATCCGACATGGGAGGTGTGGGGGTGCAACAGCCTGTGGAACGTTGCCCGCGACGATCGTGGCAGGTTCAGAGCCGATCGGTGGTTTGAACTACACCCGATGTTCGCTCAGACAGACATGGAGCTGCACAAGATCAAGACGTGCCCAGTGCCGATCTACACGTTGGGGCTCGAAGAGTTCGCGCACAACTCGGTCATATACCCGCTTGGTCGCGTCGAGCGCTTGTGGCCGTTTAGGTATTTCACGTGCACGTTCGCGTACCAGGTCGCGCTGGCCATCGCTGACAGGTTCAAGGAGATCGGCATCTTCGGGATGGAGCTCATGTACGGGACAGCCCGCGAGCGCACGTTCGAGCGGGCGTGCCTCGAGTTTTGGCTCGGCGTCGCGTACGGCAAGGGCATCAAGGTCCACTTCCACTCGAAGTCGAGGCTGTGCAGGCACCCGTTCAGGTATGGGTACGACTACGACAAAGAATCCGAGTTTTGCAACAGGAAGACGAGCCTCCTTGCCTACATGGCGTTCTGCAAGCAGGACTTCAACTACGACACGTGGATGGACGGGTGCATCGAGGAGAAGCAGATCGAGCAAGCCGACTACGACAAGGACAACCGATGACGAGGACAGAAGCGTTGATCAACGCGGCGGTCAGGGCGCTCAGGGCGAACAGCGAACTGCTGGACTCGTTGCCAGACTCCATCACGTCGGTCCAGCTCGACATCAAGGTCACGAAGGAAAGTTTGCCCTTCTCGGTCCACGTGTCGCCACGTTGGACACAGTCGATGGCCATGTCGTCGGTCGGCGCGCCGTGCGACATCGACAGGTACAAATTTTCAGAGTGAACAGGATTTACGACTGCAGCATAAGTGTGTAGGATGATCTACTAGATTTTGTTTCAACAGTAGACGTTGTCCGGCACAAACGAGAAGGCCGGGATTCCCGCGAGGGTTTCCCGGCCTTTTCTTTTTCACAACAAGAGGTGACCACATGCCACTCCTGCAAAGCGGACGCAACGCGATCGCCGCGCTGATCATTTCGACCGGCGTTCCGTCCGGCATCGCAAAAGGCTACTCGAACACCGGCGCGCAGTTTGTCGTCGGCAACTCGACCACGGCGCACGCTGGATCGCAGACCTGGATGCAGGGCACGTCGACCATGTCCGCCATGGACGCGACCTACCCACAGCGTTCGACTAACGTCTTGACGTTCCGCGCCACGTTCGCCACCGGATCAGCCAACTTCGATTGGCGCGAGTGGGGCGTGTGGAACGCGACTAGCACTGGCGACGCGAACGGCAACTTGCTGAACAGAGCCGTCGACACCGGGCTTGGCACCAAGACCAGCTCGCAGACGTGGCAGGTGACGGCCGACATCACGATCACCACCTAGAGGTCAGCGATGAACAAGAAGTTCAAGCAATACCAGATGGAAGACGTCAAGTTCGGCGAACGGAAAATGTCGTTCGTCATCTCGACGGCCGCCGTCGACCGCGACAACGACACCATCGACCCAAAGGGGTGGAACACCGACCATTACATGAAGAACCCGGTGGTCCTCTGGGCACACGACTACGATCAGCTGCCTGTCGCCAAGGCCACCAACGTGACCATCACTGAGAAGGGCCTGGCAGCAGACATCCAGTTCCCGCCTGTCGGCACGTACCCGTTCGCCGACACGGTCCACGACATGCTCAAGGCCGGGTTCCTGAACGCGACCAGCGTCGGGTTCAAGCCTGTCAAGGGTGACCAAAACACCGAACGGAAGGGTTTCGATTACAGCTCCCAGGAGCTGCTCGAGTTCTCCATCGTCCCAGTGCCGTCCAATCCCGAGGCGCTGGTCACACAGCGGCATTCAGACGTCGACGAGTCGGTCGTCAAGGGCTGGTGCAAGGCGATCGCTAAGTGGTCGTCCCACAAGGACGCTGCCACCAACCGGACGCTAGAGCTGATCGCGACGCACGGCTCGTTCGCCGACCTGGCCGAAGACATCGAGGTAGAGACCGAATGTGGGAAGAAGGGGTTGGCCGACGGGCGCCTCGAGAAGCTCGTGGCGTTGCATTTCGGCAAAAAGCAGGCTGGGCCAGAGCCGCTGACCGAAGACAAGGTGAAGGCGATCGTCGAGGCGATGCTGCCGAAGATCGAGCAGAAGGCCGTCGAGCCGGAGCTGATCGACTTCAGCGACATCTTCGTTGAGGATGGGGACGACGACGAAGGGTTCGAGATCGTGAGCACGCAGAAGGGCCAGCAGATCGAGATAGCAGACGAACAGTTCACGCGCCTCATGCGCGCGTGCGTTCAAGACACGGTCGCCGAGGTTATCGGCGGCGAAGTGCGAAGCGCACTCAACCGTCTACGCGGGCGCGTGGACTAACACGGAGGAACGAGCGATGAAGATGACCGACGAGCAGTTCAAGGAACACATCAAAGCGGTGGTCATTCCGCTGATCAAAGACTCCGTCTCCGGCAGCGATGGCAAGTCGATCGCCGAGGCGGTTGAGGCGCAGGTCAAGAAGTCCCTCGAGGACAAAAGCCTGTTCCCGTCCTGGTTGCAGGGCATGGTCAGCGACGACAAGAGGACTCCCGAGAAGAAGCAGCGGGAGAAGGGCGCGGCAGCCGCGCGCATCATCCGGGCGGCCACCAACGCGTCACTGGAGAAGGGCGGACGGCGCATGGTCGTCGAGCTGCTGAAAGGCTGGGGAGACGACGACCTTGCTGAATTTGTGGTCAAGGACGGCGAACGCCTCGCGAAGGCGGCCATGTCCGTGACCGACGCGACCGCCGGCGGGTTCCTCGTGCCGGAACAGTTCAGCACCGACGTCATCGAGTTGCTCAGGCCTCAGAGTGTCGTGCGCGACCTGGTCGGCATGTCGCTCCCGATGCCGACCGGCACCATCAGCATCCCGAAGATCACCGAAGGTTCCACCGCCTACTACCAGGGTGAGAACGCCGCGGCCACGAAGAGCGCGTTGAAGACTGGCCAGGTCAAGCTGACCTGGAAGAAGCTCACGGCCCTCGTGCCGATGAGCAACGATCTCCTCCGGTACTCCACCCCGTCAGCCGACGCCATCGTCCGGCGCGACATGGTGCGGGCGATCGCCCAGCGCGAGAACCAAGCGTTCCTGCGCGACCATGGCACGGACGCTTCGCCGAAAGGCTTGCGGTACTTGGCCGCCAACTCCGGGAACCCAATCTTCGCGAACGCGACCGTCAACCTCGCGAACGTGACCACGGACCTCGGCAAGATGATCCTGGACCTGCTCAACGACAACGTGCCGATCACCCGTGGCGGCTGGATCATGGCGCCCCGCACCTACATGTACCTCTACACTGTCTTGACCGCGAACGGCGTGTTCGCGTTCCGCGACGAGATGAGCCGCGGGACCCTGTGGGGCTACCCGTACCGAGTCACCACCCAGGTGCCCATCAACTTGACCGACCATGGCGGAACCGATGAGTCCGAGCTGTACTTCGCGGATTTCGACGATGTGATCATCGGCGACAGCATGGCGCTCCGCGTGGACGCGTCCGACGTCGCCACATACACGGACGGCGCCAACACTGTGTCCGCGTTCAGCAACGACCAGACCGTCGTGCGCTGCATCACGGAGCACGACTTCAACACACGCCGGGCCGAGTCGATCAGCATCATGAACGGCGTTCGCTGGGGCGCGTAAGTAGAAACTGACCGGAGCTGGGCGCAGCCGTGGAAGGCGCGCCCATGCAACAAGGAGACAACGCATGATCAACAGAAACCACGGCCGCACCGTACCTGGAGTCGCGGCCATCCAGAAATTGTTCACCTGCTCGACAGGCGACGTCCTGAGCGGCGCAGCCATCAATGGGCGAGTGATCGACCGCTTGGGGCTCGGCTCCAAGTACATGTTTCGCGCGGTGGCCCCCGCC